TCCAAGAATAAAGGCAAAGGTCTTTACGGTAAATAATAAATGGCTACATCTAATAGCAAAAACTTTGAGCCCGATGTAGTTGAGTTTATTGAAGAAGCATTTGAAAGATGCGGATTAGAACTCAGAACAGGGTACGATCTTAAGACGGCACAGAGAAGTCTTAATTTGCTATTAGCCGAGTGGGCAAACAGAGGTCTCAACCAATGGACAATAGCTCAAAAGTCATTAGCAATGGTTCAGAATACCGTTACTTATACTATTGATTCTATAGACTCAACTGCAACCATAGATGTGTTAGATGCTTACATTAGGCAAACTACTAGCGGATCTACGGTTGATTTGCCTTTAACAAGGATTAGCAGATCAGAATATGCAAATGTTCCTGATAAGTCATCTACTGGAAAACCAAATCAATATTTTGTTGATAAAGGATTGTCTCCCTCTATCACAGTTTATCCAGCACCTGATAAATCTAGCGAGTACACTGTTTACTTAAATGTATTATCAAGAATGGATGATGCGGATGCTGCTACCAATACATTAGAAATGCCCTTTAGATTTTATCCGTGTTTAGCAGCGGGTTTAGCTTATTATCTATCATTAAAAAGAGCACCCGAAAGAACGGGATTACTCAAACAATTATATGAAGAAGAATTTCTCAGAGCTATGTCTCAAGACGAAGAAAGAGCTTCGTTTAGAATTAGCCCTGACTTAACAGGTTACAATGTTCCATAATGGCTCAATACGCAAAAGCAACAAAAGCATACGGTATATGTGACATAACTGGTTTCAGATACCGTCTGAGAGAAATGAAAAGGACTTGGGATGGTCTTTTAGTTGGACCTGATCAATGGTCACCTAAACACCCGCAATTAACACCCGTTAAGCAAGTACAAGATCCTCAAGCATTAAAAAATCCAAGACCACAAGAAAAAGACGACAATAATTCTTTTGTGGTTTATACAAATTACGGTGACGGAATTATTGGAACCGAATTGCAGACATATAAAATAACTTTAGGACTAGGATCCGTTACAATAACAACATCATGAGTTTTACTTACGGAACATTAAAAACAGCTATTCAAGATTATTTAGAATCAAGTGAAACTACTTTTGTGAATAACCTTGATAATTTTATTCAAGAATCTGAGGAACGAATATTTAAACTAGTTCAATTGCCTGAGCAAAGAAAAAATGTTACAGGTAATGTTTCAACATCAAATAGATTTTTAACAACCCCCACTGATTATTATGCACCATTCAGTTTGGCTGTCATAGACAGTGGAACATATCATTATTTAGAATACAAACACCCTTCTTTTTCAAAACAATTTCAAACATCTACCACAGCAACAGGTAGACCAAGATATTACACACAATTTGATAATAATTCTTTTGAAGTAATTCCAGTGCCTGATTCTGACTACACAGTAGAGCTACATTACTTACACAAACCAGCATCATTAACGGCTGGAGCAGAGAGTGGAACCACATTTTTATCCACAGAATATCCCGATGCACTTTTATACGGAGCTTTGGTTGAGGGAGCCATTTTTCTTAAAGAACCGCAAGCTGACATTGCATCCTTTGAAAATCGTTTCAAAGAAGCTATACTAAGGGCTAAGAACCTTTCCGAAGGTCGTTTAACGAGAGACGAATATAGATACGATAGTGTGAGGATAAATGTCAGTTAATGAAACCAATAAAATCTTTAGAAGGTAAGAAAGTTGCCATTATTGGCTTGGGTGGATCTCAGGTCGATTATGCAATTTCTATACAAAACTCAATAAAATACGATGAGACATGGTGTATTAATGCAGCAGGCTCTGTTTATCCATGCGATAGAGTATTTATGTTAGATCCAGCATCTAGGTTTTTAGACTCAGATGATGCTGGGCTTCAAACCGATGTTATGCGTAGATTTTTGCCTAAGTGCAAAGTTCCTATATATACATGCGAAAAAGACTCTAGGGTTCCAAATGCAGTGCTTTACCCGCTAGAAGAAGTCTGCAATGCAACCAAGTGTGCATACATGAACACTACTGTTGCCTTTACCATAGCTTTTGCTTATTGGTGTAAGGTTGGCAAGATAGATATGTTTGGCTTAGATTTCTCTTATTCTAAAAATTTACACGCTGCTGAGGCTGGCAGAGCATGTGTAGAATTTTGGATATCAAAATGTTTAGAAAATGGAATTGAGATTGGGTGTAGCCAAAAATCATCTTTATTAGATTCCGATGTACCAATTTATGAAAGATTATACGGTTATCATAGATTACCCGATCCTATGGTTGCGGTGCCACACGATGGCAAATGGTTGGTAACTAAATATTCAAACATGAAAAAAGCTATGCAGGAAAAGAAAATAAACTTGCAAGTAGAACCCGTCAAACCACCCGAGCCATACAAAGGATGAAACTAACCGAACAAACATTATTTAATTTAGGTAACATTGAGGTTCATACCACTAATAATAAAGGACACGATCCTGAATTTTGGGCTGACCAAGCGACCAATAGAATTTGCGGGATATCTGAAGAAGCCCCCGACCATGTGAGGCAACAAGCATTAGCGTTTAGAAAAAAAATATATGCTATTATATTGTCTTATATGAACAGTGCTATCCGTTCTAACAGAGTGACTATGTCTAACAAACTTAGAAGTCAGGGGCACGAAGATTTAGCTAAAATAATGAAGGAGTTATAAATGGCAATTACAAGTGCAATTTGTACAAGTTTTAAAGTGGAGCTTTTAAAAGGTGTTCACGATTTTACTAATGGAACTGGCGATACTTTTAATATAGCACTGTATGCTGGTGCTACCGCATCTCTTGGTGCTGGTACTACTGCATATACCACAACTGGAGAAGTTTCAGGAACTGGTTATTCAGCTAAAGGACAAGCGTTATCAAGTGTTACACCAACTTCAACAGGAACAACTGCGGTTTGTGACTTTGCAGACGAAACTTTTGCGACTGCAACTATTACTGCAAGTGGATGTTTAATATTTAACGACACGGAGGCTGGTGATCCAGCAGTTGCTGCTATTAGTTTTGGTGGTGCAAAAACATCTACAGCTGGTGACTTTACAATTGTTTTCCCTAGCCCAACAGCAACTGGTGCAATTATAAGACTTGCTTAACAGATAGCTTTACTACACCAAGCAAACTACAGCAATGTGGTAAACTTGGTGTTATTAATTAGGAACTATCTATGCCATTAGCAAGTTTTAAGTTTAAAGCTGGAATCAACAAAGAGAATACCGATTACTCTGAAGAGGGTGGTTGGGTTGATGCTAATTTTGTCAGATTTAGAAAAGGCGTAGCAGAAAAAATAGGCGGATGGATTAAATCCGTTGAAACAGCTTTTTTAGGTATAGGCAGAGCACTTCATTCTTGGATTGCATTAGACGGAACGAAATATTTAGGTTTAGGAACTACATATAAATACTACATTGAAAGTGGTTCTGTTTTAAACGATATTACGCCTATAAGATCTACTACAGCAGCTGGCGATGTAACCTTTACAGCAACTGATGGCTCTTCCACTATTTTAGTTTCAGATACGGCTCACGGGGCTGAGAACAACGATTTTGTTACTTTTTCGGGTGCGGTATCATTAGGCGGTTTAATTACAGCCAATGTTTTAAACCAAGAATATCAAATAGATTTTATTGTAGATGCAGATTCGTACAACATTATTGCTAAAGACACTTCAGGCGTTACAGTTACTGCAAATGCATCCGACACTGGTAACGGTGGGGCAAGCGTTATTGGGCAATATCAAGTTAATGTTGGCTTAGATGATTATGTGCAATCAACGGGTTGGGGTATCAACACCTTTGGTGCTGGTGCTTGGGGATCTTCTTCTTCATTAAATGCTGCAAACCAATTAAGGCTTTGGACACACGATAACTTTGGCGAGGATCTTGTTATCAATCCAAGAGGCGGTGGAATTTATTATTGGGATGAATCAAATGGTTTATCTACAAGAGCACAAGAGCTTTCAGGATTATCGGGTGCAAACCTTGTGCCTACACTTGGTCTACAAGTCATTACCTCAGAGACCGACAGACATTTAATAGTATTAGGAGCTGATCCAATATCAGGCGGTGCAAGAACAGGTTCTATAGATCCTATGTTGGTTGCTTTCTCTGATCAGGAAAATGCATTAGATTTTGAGCCATTATCAACCAATACCGCTGGCTCTGTAAGACTTTCTAGCGGATCACAAATTGTTGGCGGAATGAAATCAAGGCAAGAGGTTCTTATATGGACTGATACATCTCTTTACTCTATGCAGTTTGTAGGTCCGCCATTAACTTTTTCATTGAATCTAATTAACGAAGGCGTTGGTTTGTTAGCACCAAAAGCAATGGCAAATACTCCTGCTGGAGTTATTTTTATGTCTAAGCAAGGGTTTCACATTTATAACGGTGCTGTACAAAAACTTCCTTGTGCCGTTAAAGACTATGTGTATTCAGATTTAGATTTAACGCAATCCTTTAAATGTTTTGCTGCTCTTAACCAAGAATTTGGCGAAGTATGGTTCTTTTATCCATCTCAAGAAGATGGTACTGGCGAGATCTCAAGATATGCTATGTACAACTACGAAGAAAATGTTTGGTCTATTGGCTCTATGGTCAGATATGCTTGGCAAGAAAGTGGTGTAGAAAATAAACCATTAGCAACTGGCGGAACAGACTCCTACTATTTATATATGCATGAACAAGGATCTAATGATGATACTAACCCTATGACCAATGTGTACATAGAGTCTGCTGACCTAGATATAGGCGATGGCGAAAACTACTCATTTATTAAAAAGGTGTTACCCGATGTTAAATTCTTAACAGAAACTACCAGCAACACACCAACTATTAATTTTGTTTTAAAACGCAGAGATTTTTCAAATCAAACTTTAACTACAGATTCAACCACGCAAATTACTACTGCGAGCACAGAAGGATTTTTAAGAAGCCGTGGTAGGCAGTTTGTTTTACGGTTTGAATCGGATGATGATAACGATGTAACCGCAAACATAAAAGATTTCAAATGGAGGCTGGGATCAACTAGATTAGATGTTCAAGCATCGGGTAGAAGATAATGTCAAAACTTTTACCAACTCGTTTACCTATCGCAACAAATGAGGTAACACCCGAATTATTTAACCGTTTGGTTCGTGTCTTAGAGATCAATTTAGGTGCTATAGATCCCGATTCAATTCCTTTGTTTAATAGCACACAAGTTTCAGAACTCCAATTTCAAACTGGTGCTATAATATTTAATACAACCTTGGGCATTCATCAAGCGTTTGATGGTACCCAGTGGAGAGACTTATATAGTCTCCAAGTTTATTTAACTGGCTTGAGCATAAGCTCAGGTCTTGGTTCAGTAACAGTTAGTACGCCATAATGGATATAGAGTTAAAACAGAGATTAAGAAATATGTTACCCGAGGAAGCTGGCATTGATGTCGGTTTGCTCGATGAAGCTGTTACCCAAAAAAGTCAAGCAACCATCAATCAACTTATGACGGCACCCAATATGATAGACGAACAAATAAGACAACTTCTTACTAGAAAACCACAGGTAGTTTCTCAGCAACAAATGAGTGCTGATATGGTTCCAGCAGCCATGCCTAAAGTTGACAGATTATCTGATACGGATAGACAAATGATGTTTCAACAAATGCAAGATATGCAAGGATCTTTAGCCGATAGACCATATTCTCAAGAAGATGATATGGCAATGCTAAGATCTGTCTTGCTAGATCCGACAACAACAGCACAACAAAGAAACGAAGTTCTTGATCAGTACATTTCTATATACGGCATTCCTCAAATGCAAGAAGGTGGCGATCCCATGATGGAAATGATGGGCGAAGCACCAATGAGTGAAGAAGAAATGCAATTTATTGGCAATCTTCAAGCACAGGGCGAAGCACCTATGTTTGAATTAGCAAGCCAGCTTGCACAATTTGGCAGAAACGGAGACGATCAAATCGTTCATGCAGAAACTGGAGATGTAATAATCCCTCCACAAGTCATGGAAGCTGATGAACAATTATCACAAGCTGTTTTTGATGGACTACAAAGAAACAACATTAACCCTGAAGAAAGAGTGGTTGGAAGCGGTATTGCTTCATTAAATCCCGAAACAGGTTTACAAGAATTTGGCTGGCTCAAAAAAACTTTTAAGAAAGTGGG